GTTCCGTAGGATTCTGTATTCCACTTAGTTCCAGCGGTGTAGCCCTGAGGTTTATCAGATCTTCCAGCGAATGTGCCGCCACCAAGCTTGGCAAATACATCAGCACCGAAAACTGGATCTCCATAAGCCGACTGTGCATTATTACGATCAATGCTTGTAGGTGCTGGCATCCCACCACCCATTGATTTGGCATTGTTGGGATTGCCCATCATGTTGCCCTTACCCTGAGGAGCACCAGGGATTGGCTGTTCAGGGTTAAATACTGGAGGAGCTCCAGGCATTGTTGAATTTGATTTAGTACCGGCTGTTGGGTCATCACCCATACGTTTCCGGCGTTCAAGCTTTTCGCTATTCATTTCAAGCTCCGTATAGTTGTGAACGATTATTCAGCCCTGGATATTGCATTCCATTAGCCATCATTTGGACTCGGTCCATTGCCAGCTGACCACTGATTTCAGGATCTACCTGTGGTTGGATGGTCATTGATGTTCCGCCATCTGCAAAGCCCGATGTATTAATAGGATCTGCAGGGAGACGACCACCAGCACTATCATTCTTAGGCTTAAAGATACCTTGATTACCATCAAGTAGATCTCCAGTCATCAAATTAGTGTTGCCATAGATTTGGCTACGAGCGGCTTTACTCGCTTGTCCAGCACCTTGTGCATAGACAGACTGGATGCCCCACATAAAATCATTACCTGCTCCGACTTGAGCTAGAGCGGCTGCTTTCTTTGCTTCATAGTCGGTATCTTTACCACGACCATAAGTAATTTTCTGAGTTCCCATAATGGCGTCAGCTATTCATATGCCTATTCTACTATTAACGCCACATCTGATTGAGCGCAATTCGTGAGCCCACTGCCGTATCTGCAGGTCCAGGTATAGACATAATAAATTCAGAACCAGAACGGTCAAACGCATACCGTCTGATTTCAGGACGTCTGTAATTAGAGACATACAATGTTTCTGCTAAACGATCTACTTCTCTAAGATAGATCTCTCTAAAGTATTCATCGCCTTTCAGTGGATCGGATGTTGCAATTGTTCTTTGAACATCACCAGCAATTTGCTCCAATCGACTGTAGTTAGGAGAACCATTTGCGTCTGTTGGGAAGTATTCACTGTTGTCCCAGGCAGTGTCACATCGTCTAATGTGATTGACGATTTGGTTGTACCAGTACTCATCTGGTACTAAAGACATTGCTTCTTCGACTCTTGACCTGTCACCTGCAGGGACTTGTGCTCCAGCATTTATGCCAAGGTGAAACCGAATCTTTGACTTCAGCAGTTCATTTAATTCCATTAGCCAAGTAACCCTTGTTGTGTGTATGCATCACGCAGTACAGATTCAAGACGCATCTCGTCTTCTGCTGTCACTTCACCTGTTGCTTGAATCTTGGCCAGTAATGCTCCTGCGCCTGATGGCTCACTAATTGCTTGCTGTTGCATTTGTGCACCTAATCCTCCACCAAGGACTGCTCCTACAAGGGCACCTGCCATACGGAAGCCTGGTCTCATGCCGCTCATCATTCCTCGTGGCCGATCACCGCCGGACAACCGACTGATTCCGTGTGGTATGCCGCCTAGGGCCGCTCCTAAGGCCGCTCCGCCGCCTGCACCTAGTGCAACTACATCACTCAGTCGAGGACCTTGCTCAGCCTCTCGTGCAGCCTGCGCTAATAATATCTGTTCAATATCTGGATTCATTACTTAGCACACAGTTATTGCTTATATTTTAACTAATGAAGATTAAATCCTCATCAATCAGTTGCTGCCAATTTACACGAGGGATATTCTCTAGCTGCTTTAGGTTGCTAAATTGCTCACCTGACAGTGACATTCGTAGTTCAACAATTCGTTTTGCTGTGGAGTAACCAACACCAGGCAGTCGTTTTGCAATCTGCTCAGCAGGTGCGTTGTTCAAATTAAGGCGTGTATCCTCAATAGGTACAACTGTTTCCGGTAATGTCTCTTCTGGATCTGGTTGAATTATTGGCGAGTCAATTTTAGATAGACGGCCCTTGTCACGGTCATAAGGAATAAGCTGGTCTAAAGTGACGAACGTGATATTACCACCGGCGTCCCTAACCATTGCATAATCTTTATCGTGCTTATTGATGAGTTCAACAAGTTTTCCCGTTTTTGAATCTTGGAATAAATTGCTCATATTAGGGTATAGCTCACTCTCATATTATAGACACAAAAAAAGCGCCTCATTTGAGACGCTCTTTCTATCTGATATTTATAATCAGTAACCTTGACCAGCTTCCGTTTTGTAAGGAATAGCGTAGTCATCGGTGTCAGGACCAGGGGCGTCCATGTAGTAGCAGACTTCAACCATCACGACAGCGCAGGAATTAGGATCTACGATGTCGAGTGCGCCTGAATAGGCAGCAGTGATTGTTGCGCCTGATGCTTCAGCAGAAACGTTGGCAAAGCCAGCGAACGCTGTAGATGCACCGTTCTCAGGGAATACACCAGCAACAGCGGCAAGAGATGCCTGTGTGTTGGATGTGGTGGTCAGACCTGCAACAGACACTGTTTGAGTGCCAGAGGCTTTCAAGTTGCTGGTGCTAATTGCCGTGCGATAGACAACTGCTCCTGCAGGAACTGTGAAAGGCTTATCCAGACGGGGCTTGTCATCTTGACGAAGATCAGGAGAAGGAATCTCCAGAGCCAGCGTACCGCCACCACTTTGGTTAGCAGTAATAAGTGCAAGACCGCGAAGCTGGAAGAACTGAACGCCAGGAACGGCGAGCACACCTTGATCGCGATAAGCGTTCAAATTGGCAACATAGTTACCGGGAAAAATTACGGACATGGTTAGTTAGCTCCTATCAATATACGAAAGAGTAGCCAACCGTAATGAAGTCCTTATTAAGCACTTCAAAACCGGCAAACAGTGACCAGATCATGATGATGAAACGACTGAAGTCATCGTTGTTGTTCAACAGAATCTGAGCATTGTTTCCACCAATACCTACACCCACGGCCTGAGGACCGAAGAAGACCAATTGCGAAGCAACATACTCAGCAGCGCTTGAAGAAGCGTCTGTCACAGTTACGTTGAAGCTTGTCTCGGGGAGGTTGGTAGATTCGAACCAACGGACACCTTCAAACAGGAAGCCAGTAGGCATAACTGGTTGACCAGCAACGAAGCCAGCTTGGCCGTATGCAGGACCCATTCCCTGATAGAAGTTAGCGTTAGGTGCCTGGTTAGGCTGCATGGGGTTAATCATGCCGCTACCGGGATAACGAGCGATTTCGCGGAAATCACTGTTCTGACGCAGGTGCATCATTGCAGTGGGATCGACGATGCAACGGTAGTAACCATCAGCGAAGGTAGGAACGTTGCGCTTACGCATGTCCTTAACAACTTCGAGGAGGTCGGTAGTCACGTCAAACTTGGCGGACTCACCGGCTGCATATGTAGCAACAGGGTTGCTAGTTGCTTTTGTCTTACCACCGGGAAGGTAGTAACCACCTTGCTCTTTATCGGCTTGACCGTTTGCTTCTGCTTTCAGCAGTTCGTTAGCAAACACGCGGTCACGCCAGCGACGGTAGTCATCAAGCAGGGTCAATGAACCAATGGACTGGTGGAACACATTCAGGTTGCCGGTATCAAGCAGCAGACGCTGAGCAGTGATCAGGGTTTCACGAGCCACCTTGAAGGTAGAGGGCTGTGCGGAATCGCGGGTATCGGCAGGACCGGTGTACTCACGCAGGGTGACGAGCACCTTGTCCTTCACAATGTTGCGTGCAGATGCGGTACCGAGTGTTTGATCAGCGGTACGCTCCCGTGACTCCTTGGTTCCGGGCTTGCCCCAGAAACGATAACGGTCAAGCTGCACAGTTTGACCGGGCTGTTTAGAGAAGTCGTGGACCACTACGGGCTCCACAGCCATCTCAATAATGTAAGCCGGGTGAGGGCGATACAGTTCAGCACCAAGAAGCTTCGGGAAATCATTATCAATCCACATAGGATCGTAACTCCAAAGCTAAAAAGAATATCGTGAGTTCGACTACTCACATATTTAGATATTACTAACTCTGGCTATAATTTAGAAGTAATACCCAAGAATATTATGGAATTTATTGATAGCAAAGAATGGGTCCCTGTGCATACATTGCCTGGATACGAATGCTGTATTGAATACTACGTTAATAATGAGGGTAAAATTAAAAGCACTAAAGGTACTATCGAACGTATTCTCAAGCCTAAGGTGGCTAAAACTGGTTATCCCGTTGTTAATCTGACTCAACGCATTGGACGTAAGAAAACAATCACTGTTCCTATCCATACACTCGTGGCTTTTGCATTCCTCGGTACCCCACCCACTCCTTACGGAAAAGCTAGAGGTTGCTCTGTCATTCGGCACATTGATGGTAATAAGCAGAACAATACCTGCACTAATCTTTCTTGGGTAAAACGAGCTCAATAAAAAGCGTTTAAAATATAAGAAGGTATTTAATGAAATCTAATGGCCGATAAACTTACATACAAGGGCGGCGCTACTGTTGTTGGCCATACCGGAACTGAAATCGAACTGGTGCGTCCATCCAAAGGATCACTGCATAATTTCCCACGTTGGTGGAACAGGAAAGGTACTATTGCCTACATTCAATGTGCAATCTTTAAAGTAACCCTTGTGGATGGGCTTGTTGTCCGTTTGATTGTTCCTGCTAGTGGCAGTCCACAGACACTTGAAATTCGTCATGATGGCTATGGCAATTTCACTTTTCCAATCAAAGGATCTACCGAAAGAGTAGCTGTGATTGCTGAGGCAGACTCTACTATTTATCGTGAGTATCAGTTCTCTAAAATTTCAGGTGGTTCTGTGTTAACTCGCACTGTAAATACATATCCAACTAGTCTTAATTTTTCAGATAGTGGTTCGATCACTGGAGAACTTGAAGTTGGTGAATCAATTACGATCAATGGTGCTGATTACACCGGTGGAGTGGGGACAGTCACCGCTAACTATGTATTGCAGAAAAGCAATACCGGTTCAGGTAGCTGGACTACAGTGTTAACTAAGTCTTCAGCAACTTCTTCCTACACTATTGCTGCCGGACTTAAGAATAAGTATCTGCGTGTCAGTACCGAGGTCACCGACGATAGTGGACTCAACACACGTAATAGTGCAAGCGTTGGACCTATTACAACTTGATTATCTAACTAGCCTGCGTTGAGCGGAAGTCATATCATTGTATTCAAGATACTCGACACCTACTTTCAAATCAACATTGTAAGCTAGGCGTCGGGTATTTCTTGCATGAAATCCAATATAGAAATAGCTGTCAATATCTGTATATAAATAATCATCGTCTACTGCTTGTTTGTCTTTTCCGTAGAGTGTAACTTCAAGCCAGGCATCAATAAACTTGTTACCTGTTTTAAGATTGTTTAAATCGACGCTTACCATAGGTCTGCTGTATTCAGACAATGTAGCGGCTATTTTTGCTGGTGCATAGCCATCGACTATTGCGTTGTCTGTAAAGTAATCAAATTCGGCTGTATAGAAATCGTTTACCAACGTCTGATCATCAAATGTCCACACCGGAAAGTAGCTATTCTCTGGGAATTCAATGTTTGCAAAGACAGCGATAGCGCTTTGAATTTGCAAATCAACTTTAACAAATGTATTTTCTGAACCGAATAAACCTACACTGTCAGAGAACTTAAGCTGAGTTGGGATGGCGGTAACTTTCTGCGAGGGTGCAGTATTAATGTTGTTAGCGCCATTTGCAAATAGCAGTGATTTATTGCTTGATAAGTATGTAGGGTTGCTGCTCCCCGAGCCACCCATACTCTGAATCTTATTATTAATCTCGGTTGTGACGTTCATTACAGCCAGGCAAGTCCTACCTTTATTGTAATTTACAGATAACCCTTAACTTCAGCTTGATTTTCACGTAGTGTTCTTATCGCTTTTTGCTCTAATGTCCGTACACGATCACGGCTCATGTTTAGTATTTGACCGATTGCTGTCATTGACATTGGCTCAAACTGATCATCACCAATGCCGTAGCGCATTGATATCACTGCAGCTTGCATCTCAGGCAGATCATCAATCAATCCACGAATATCCTCTTTGATGTACTGACTCTCTAGTAGTGTTTCTGGAAGTTGTGTTTCGTCTTCTAGTAAGTCGATGAGTGCTGTATCCCTGTTCTCACCAATCTTGATTTCAAGAGACGTCGGCTGACGAGCCTTGCAC